GCTCAATGTCCTTTTTGTTGCTGGCCGCATGGCCTTGTGCAACAAGCATTTATTGCTGGATCTGAAGACACACCCCGACGATAGATACCGTATTGTGAATGTCACTCGACCATCTGGGTACGAATTCTCAATCAAGGATCTGAGGTATCGTGTTTCTACCGACCCGAAACACGCGATGAAGGATTTGGTCCTTTTGGAGTTTCCCTTGCGTGTTCATCAGCATCGTGATATTCGTGATAAGTTCATATCGATTGAGGAACAGGGCAGGTGCAGTGAGTTGGAGGCGGTCTGTGTTTCTGGGCATCTGCTCGGCTGTGATGCACCTATCATTCGGCAGTATTTTAGCGATTCTGCCGTCTGTGTTGATCAAGAGTTGGTTTTGTACGATGATGACGAAAGACCACGCGTCACCCTGAGAAATTATATCAAATACAAGATTCAGACTTCGGAAGGTGATTGCGGAGGGATCGTGGTTGCCTACGATAAGAGAATACGCGGAAAGATAGTCGGGATTCATGCCGGAGGGTTTGATCATGGGCCATACGCTGGTATTGCTCAACCGGTTTCCCGAGAGACAATCGATGATATGTTGAAAGGGTTTAAATGCCGGTTTCCTGATTCTCTTGTGGCGTGTGATCCACCTGTTGATTCTGATCCTGAAGTGTTGCTTGTCGGAGATCTCATCGTCCCATCTGATATGGTTGATGGTGAGCAGTGTTATGGACGTGTCCAATCTGGGGTTTTTGCTGTTGCGAAGACTCAGATACGTCCTTCGCCGCTCCATGGTGTGTTGGCTAAACCAACCACTGCGCCTGCGCGTTTGTCGTGGTTCACCGATAGCAATGGAGATAGGGTTCACCCTATGGATTTGGCTAGGAAGAAGGTTCACGTTCGGGAGCCGCCTAAGATTGATCAAAATTTGATGAATCGGTGCATCGATGACTACTGGCAGGTGATGCAGTACGGAATCCGGGAGGATGATCAGAGGATCTTGTCGTTTGAGGAAGGTATTGCTGGTGTTCAGGGTGATGAGTGTTATTCTCCCCTCAACAGAAAATCGAGTCCTGGATATGGTTGGCCTACTGGTGGTGGCAAGCGCAAATATCTTGGTGACAATGAGTATGTGTTCGACCATCCTGAGGTCGTTGCCAGGCACGCCCAGGCGATGGATAACCTTAATCGCGGTGTTCGTCTGAATGCGGTGTTTCAGGACACGTTGAAAGATGAGAGACGGGATCTCAAGAGAGTTGAGGAAGGTAAAACCCGATTGTTCAGTGCAGGGGAGATGATATTTACAATCATTTTCCGCCAGTTCTTCATGGGTTGGACCGCACATATGATGCGCAACAAAATTGATGTCGAGAGTTGTGTAGGGCTGAACCCTCTTGGTTCAGACTGGCACTATTTGGCTACCGGTTTGATGCGCAACCCGTCTTCATTGATAGCAGGTGATTTTTCAAACTACGATGCCTCCCTGAGCGCGGAGGTATTGTGGGGCGTGTTCGAGCTTGTTCAGCGATTTTATGGTGTTAGGGATCACAGACGTTTATTGCTGTGGAGTGACGTTGTCAATTCATGGCATGTCAACGGGGATCGCATTCTTTTGTGGTCTCAGTCGAACCCATCTGGGTGTCCGGTGACTTCGGTCCTCAACTCGGTTGCCCACAGTTTGATGGCAAGATACGTGTTCATTTTATGTGCAGAAAGATGGAGTCCAAGAGATGCAAACTTCCTGTCTTTTAGAAAGTACGTTGTACATCGAAATTTTGGTGACGATGACTTATGGGCGGTTTCCTATGAGTGTCCGTGGTTGACCCAGGATGCTCTTACTTGGGGCTTCGATCTTGTCGGGATGAAGTATACTGACGAGTCGAAGACGGGGAGCCGAGGTATGCGTAGTCTTACCGAGGTTTCTTTCCTCAAGAGGGGATTCCGCTATGATTTGGACATTTGCAGGTGGGTTGCACCCTTGGCGTTGGACGTGATATACGAGATGCCAATGTGGCTTCATAGTTCATCAGATGTGTATATGCAGACTGTTGAGGTTCTGGAGAATTCTTTCCGGGAGCTTGCGCTGCATGCAGAGGACGTTTATACCGCGAACGTGCCAAATTTTCTCAAGGCGGTAAAGAAGTTATATCCACACAGAGTTTATGTGGTGCCTCGTGCGGAGGTGTTACTCGCTGTACGCTGCAACGAGTTTAAGTAAATAACCTATCTGGGGTGGTAACCCGTTAACTACTAAGCGAAATCTAATCTCAGGCGTTTAATATGGAGGGTGAAACGCGTCTGTATGTTCATATTAATCCCGAAATCAATGTAACTTATGGAAAATAAAGATTTTGTAAAAACTGACTTTGATCTGAAAGTCGAAAAAGAACAGATCGTAACATATATAGACGATGGTGAGATAAGTACAGAGATCGATGAAGCGCCTAAACCAGAGTATTCTCTTTTTGCCTCAGCCGGCGATCAGCTCCAGCATACTGTCAACGACTTCTTGTCACGACCTATCGAAATTAAGAACTTCACCTGGTCTGACACAAGTGGACCTGGGACGGAACTCGGGGATCGTCTTTTACTCCCCGAAGACTGGTTGTCGGTGTCGATGGTGCGAGACAAACTTATTGGTTTCCAATACCTTAGGTGTGGGTTCAAAATTCGTGTCCAGGTCAATGCCCAACCTTTCAACGCTGGCCGCATCATCGTCATGTTCGACCCTCTCTTCGTCCAGCAGAGATATATACCGTCGAATCTCAGAAGTTTTGGTGGCCTTACGGGATATAGCAGAGTTGATCTCGACCTCTCCGTTGACACAGCAATTGAGCTTGATGTTCCCTACTTGTCCAATCTATC